TTATTATTCAAATATATAATCAGATTGTTTTTTAAAAAATGTTGCTATTCAATATCTAGCAGCATCTGGAGCATCATCAAAAGCTTTAACTGGTACTTCTAAATAATTTCAATCTTTATCTTTAGCCCATACATAATTATCAAAATCTTTTTTAGATTTAGCACTTCTTGCAGTAATATATATTTTATAAGTTTGTACTGTTTCAATTCAATCTTTAACTGATCAAGGTCATTTTATACATGGTTTACAATTATATCATGATTGAAACATTTCTTCAATTGCTTCAGGTCTTGAGTTATCTCCAATTATTTCTTCAGATTTACTAAATTTTTCATCATCTAAGAACTTTATTATATCAGAGGTAATATATCAAGATCAATACAAAACTTCATCTAATATGATTCATTTTATTATTTCTCATGATTTTTTATCTTCTATATTATATTCATATATTCATAATAGAGCCATCGGATGATTAAATCAGAAATCTAATCAATATCACATTAATCTTGCTTGTTCAGGAATTTTATCTATATTTTCATATTCATATATTAATCATTCAACAGCTTTTCACGGAATTCACAATGCATATATTTTATAAAGATTCATATTTGATCATTTTAATCTCAACATTACTTTATCATAATGTTCATGTCAAACGAATCTATTATCTTTATAAGTTGAATGACAAAGAGTCATATCTGGAAGATCTTTTTTATTCCAATATTGAGTTATTAACCAATGTTGATCAGAAATAGGATTATAAGTACAAGTTATTTGTAATTCTTTTCATATTCATCTTAAACGTATATCTAATTGATCAAAATCTCATTCATCAGCTTCAGTTGCTTCTTCTAACCAAACTCTTGTAACTCATTTTACTGATTTTATTTTTTCAACATCATCTAATCATCTAAAAATAACATCACTTCAACTTAATTTATTTTTAATATATAATGGAGATTTTGTAATTTGAAAATAATCATTAAGTTTCCAATCATCTATAACTCATTCTAACTCAGCAAATACTGAGTCTTTAATTGTATCTTTTACTTTTCTTACTCAAAGTAATCTATTTCATTTTTCGAATGATTTAATTATTTCTTTTTGTGCAGTAAATTTTGATTTTCAACTTCATCATCATCACATCAAAAAGATATATCTATTTTTATCTCTAAGTAATGGAATATATTTATAATTAAATAATTCACGATTACTAAAATCTACGATCATTTTTTATTTAATATAAAATATACGCAATTATTTTTAATATCTTCTGAATAACTTAAATTATTACAATTACCTTCTTTTATTTTAAATTCTTTTTTTATTTTATTACAAAGATCCATAATTGAAAATTTTTCTAATTCATTATTTGTTATTTTTATTTTTTTTAACATATTTTTATTTATTTAAAATATCTCAACAATATTTACATAGTTTTGCTTTTGCATTTACATATTCTAAACAAGATTTACATTGTTTTAATCAAGAGTTATATAATTTATTAAATCATTTTTTACTCATTAACAAGAAGTTCAAAAAGTCAATAAATCATACTAATAAAGCAACTAAAGGAAAACATAAACAAAGTAGCACAAGGATTGCTCATACTACTTTTTGTCATAAATAAAATCTATGTATTCCGATATATCAAAAGAAAAATGCTAATATCGTTACTGTGTTTTTATTTTTCATATTAATTTATTATTTCTAAAATACATTCAGGTTGTAATTCTATTATTTTACATTTAATTTGTCATTTATTCTCAGTATAGATTCAAACAGTATCTCATACTTTATTATAAGGAAAAAAATTATTATTATCTAAAGTTATTTTATTTCATTTAGATTCTGTAATTTTTCATGAAACACTGTTTTCTATATTTTTCATATTATTTTTCGTTAGTTTCTTTTTGTTCTTTTGTAAATTCAGCTTGCTTTTTAGCTTCTTCAATAGAATCTTCTTTATTTTTTTGTAATTCTTGAGGTGTAGGCATTTTTTCAAGAACCATATCTATATCTTCTTCTTTAGCTTTTTCAATAGTTTCTATAGTTTTTTCAATAGCTTCTATAGTTTCTTTATTCATTTTAATTGCTTTTTCTTTAGCTTCTTCTAAAGTATGAAAAACATGTTCTTTATTAATTGTAACACTTTGTCAAAAAGATATTGCTAAATAATTTAATTGTCATTCTATTTCAAAGAATCATCTTAAAATATGTTTTACTATTCATCATTGTTTTACTACGAAAATTTCTTGTCAAATTTTAAATTCTTTATTATCCATTTTTTTTTGTTAATTATTAAATATAAAAATACAGCCTGTAAACACACAGTGAAGGAATCGAACCTTAATTTATAATTATTTTATGCTCTCTGGAAGAACTAGTAAAATAATTTCCAGAATAAAAATCTTAACCATAAGAAGGAATTGAACCTCATTTACAGGCTTTATCCTTATATTTATAAAATAAACACAAAAAAATTATATAAACAAATATAAGCTAAAGATCAAAAAGTTAAAACAAAATATAAAATTTGTACGTAATCTCATTTATTCATACGAATACTATCTTTAAATATGAAATATATTGCTCATATTAAACTCAATAAAGACATTGATCAAAGTATAAACAATGAAACTATAAATAATTTAAACATATTTTTTAAAAGTTATTATTTAAATAAATAGTAGATAATATATAAACTAGTATTTGATAAAAATCGGTTTTTTAAAGGTGATCAGATCTTCCTGGCACATACTTTAACCTTACCAGTATTTTTATTTTTTATGTTTTGTACATATAAATAAGTATTTTTATTTTATCCTCATATATTATCTACTATTTATTTAAAAGATTTGGAGTCTTCAATTAAATAAATAGCTATGAAATATTATGGTTGCGGAAGTCAGAATCGAACTGACGTTCTCAAGATTATGAGCCTTGCGAGATACCACTTCTCTATTCCGCTTTATATTCTCAGTTTATTATAGGAAACTGAGAAAACTATTTTTAAAATTGTACAAGATTATTATACTTGTTTTTTAATCTTTGTAAAACTTTTTTTTATTTTTCTTTTAAATTCAAATCTTTTATTTTTTTCTCTGTAAAAGAACTTTTATATATTGATCAAGATTATTTTAAATTTTATTTTTCCAAATATATCATCAAATTGTTTTTAATTTTCAATTACAACAATTAGATATATTATTACTTTTTATATTTAATTTAATTCATGCTTCTTTTCTACTGTTCCAAGTTTTAATAAAGTTTCAATTTAAACTATATTGATTTACTTTTTTATTTAAAGAATTACTAATTTTTAATTTAGTTTTTTTATTATGTTTTTTTCATAACTAATTTTTATTTCATTTATGTATTTCGCTCATTTTATTTTTTGTTTCTTTTGTATGTTTGCTTCATAATGCTCTTTTGTTTCAAATTAAACTTTTAGAAACACTTTTAGATATTTTATTTTTAGTTTTATTACTTAATTTATATCATATAGTTCATAATCATCATCAACATAAATTATACATTAATTCATTATTTGGAAATCAATAAAAATTTATCCATTTTTTTTCAGCTAAATTTAAATCTTCTATATTATCAACTTTTTCTATTATTTTTTTTATTAAGTTTCTTTTTCAATATTTTTTAATAACTTTTCTTATAATAATTCAACTACCATAATAATTTTTACTTTCTTTTATCGATTTAGAACATTTTCATATATAAAATTTATTATTTATTGTATTTTCTATTTTATAAATATACATATTATTTTGTAATTACATCTATAAAAGAATGTGGTTGTACTAAAAATATATCTTTCATATTTTATTTGTTATTAAATATTGTATGTGATGTTATACTAAATTTTCATCAATCTAGTAATTTATCAGCTTTTTCTAAGAAAAAAGAAAAATCTACATTTTTACTATTAGTTGTAAAAATTAAATTAGTATTTTTTCATATATTATCTCAGACTACTGCTAAATTATATATGTGCTTATATTTATCCATGTTTTATAGTTAAAAAAATAATATAATTAAACACAAATCTAATTATATTAATTTTTTTCTATTTGTAAAATCTTTTTATATTTTCTTTTGTTTATTTTGTACTTTTAAAGCTTTAAAGTATTTTCTGTTATTCCATTGTTTACCTGTATAAATACTTTTTCAAGTCCTTTGATCTTCTTTAGAAAACATTCTTCTAGCCATTTTCTTTTTATTAATTGTCATATTTTTTTTTAAATTATTTAATTAAATTATTTATATTGTAAGATAGTAACATTCTACTTCATTTATGTTTATTAGATCAAGTTAATTCCATAGATAATCATTTTTTAAATCCTTTTGTAAATTCATCTTCATCTCATTTTATTTCTATTATTTTAGAATATATATTAACTATATCAGTATGAACTTTTACATGTACTACTTCATAATTAACAGTATAATTTTTTCAACCTCGTTTTAATCAAACTGATTATGTTTCTCATACTTTCATATTTATTTATTAATTAAGTAAAATATAAATTAATCATGCATTTAATAAAGCAGATACTAAAAAAACAGTAGTAGTCGTTGGTACTCTTTCTTTACCTATATCATATAATTGTGTTATAATTGATATTATAAGAATTACAATATAAAAAATTTTAAGTGCTTCCATTATTTTTAATTTATTATCTAAAATAAGTTTCTAATTCTTCTTGTGTTGGTTTTCTTAAATTTTTCATATCATGAGGTCAACATATCCATTTTTCTTTAAAAAAACATATATGATCTACTTTAATATAGATTAAATCTCAATCATTACATTCTTTAACTGCATAATCTCAAACTTTAAATTTAGGTGCTTCATAATGTTTTTCTTCAAATATTTCAAATTTATCTTTTGATCAAACTTTATAAACTCATCAAGATTTATAAAATATTATTGTAGTCTTTTTTATAATAGGTTGATAACAAATACCTCAATCACTTTTTATTTCAATTCTTTCTACTTCTTTAATAATATCTTTTCCATTTAATATTATTTTCTTATTCATTTTATTATTTT